GCCTATGATCCAACGTTTAATATGACGCAGTTCAGGATTTGTATATCGTGCATAAACAATACCGTTAGCACGTTCATATACTAGTTCTTCGCCTGGTATGTTGTGATCAGGATTGGTATTCTGTTGCTGCATAAAACGGTATCCCTTGCTGTATAATGCTTTTACTACCACCTAAAAAACTTAAATCCATTGCAACAGCAATGGCAACTGGTGTAGCGTGTAGTTCATATATCATATCAACGGCTGCTTGCATAGTGCCGCCAGTTGCCATCAAGTCGTCTATAATAATTACTCTATCGCCTTTGTTGATACTATCTTTTTGTATTTCCATTGTAGCAGTACCATACTCTAGTTCAAATGTTTTGCTTACTGTAGCACCAGGTAGTTTACCTTGCTTGCGGCATAACACAAGTGGACAGCGTGTCCTGTGTGCAAGCACACCAGCAAAAATAAAACCTCTAGCATCTAATCCTACAATCTTATTGCAGGGCATATACTTTAGCAAGTTATCATACATAAAGTTGTTTACAAGTCTTAAGCCTTCACCTGCACACAAACTTGCTGTGCATTTAAAGTCCACACCCTCTTTGGGAAAGTCTGGATAACTTCGAATGTATTGTTTGAGATCTATATAATGTTTGATCATGGCATAGTAAACAGTGCTTTTACAAATCCGCCTTCTCGTGTATTACTTGGTTTGCGAGCAAACACACACCAACGAAAACCTTGTTGCATTGTCCACATAGGATAGTTCTCTGCAATAAATTCACGGAAACTTGTACCAGTGGTGTAAACATCATCAACAACCATTACTTCATCCTTGGGATCTCCACTGGCATATTTGTTAAGTGCATCTGCAAACTTAACACCACCTCTTGGAATACCTACTGCTTTGTAAAAAGGCTGATTTTGATATTCCATAACCATTTTTGCACAAGCAGCCCATTCGGCATCTGTTAGCGCATCCATTTCAATTTTCCATGTCATCGGAATGCCTGCGTGTGATATAAAGTCTTGTTCTTGAAATAAATCCATGTTAATAACTCTGTGCTAGACGCCACATCAAGTATTCCTTACTTTCAATAGGATCATACTTTGATGGCTGGTTTGTTAAATTTTGTACAATAGTTCCTGGTGTAGGATCCACAAAGTGTGGCATACTGTAGCGTGTTTGGTCAATGTGTGTGTTTACTACTCTGTGCTTTGTGCTAACAAAATAATCATTAGTCCAACGCTGTAGCAAGTCGCCAATGTTAACTACGACACCATCTTCTGCATAGGGTACGGGATGCCAAGCACCTCCTAAATCCTGTACTTCAAGTCCTGGCACATCATTGATCTGCCACAGTAATGTGATGGTGCCGTAGTCACTGTGTTCACCTATACGCATCTGCTTGTCCTCTAGTGGACCAGTGTACGCAGGGTAGTGAATTACTCTAGTAGTATTGTAGGGTTTTAGATGTGCATCTACTAGTGTAGTGCCACATTCTAATATTGTATCAAACTTTGCTAATATTTTTAATGTTAGTTTGTCTGCAATATCTATTGATTGCAGAGCAGTTGCTTTAAAACCATTTATGCCAGTTGGCCATAGTTCTTCAGGCATTCTAGCGTTGTTATAATTAAAACTTTCTTTAATATCTTTGGGTGCGATTGGATCTACATTTTCATCGCCAACCATACTATATCCTAGATTATTTTCTTTTTGATATTTGTATTTTTGTTTTGTTTCAGCGTCAATATTAAAAAAGTCCTGCATTAGTTTCCACCATACAGTCATATCTGTTTGATCTTGCGTGTTTAATGAATTGGTAAAGACTGCGAAGCCCACAGTGGTGTAGGCTTCGCGAATCTCGTCCAGTACTGTTTCACTTTGAAAATCAATAACTGGAATCATAGTTTAGTTTCCTGGTACTTTAGCATTAATGCCTTCGACATAGTACATCATCTGATTCAATTGTAAATCAGTTGCTACTTCGCCGTCTGCAAGTTGCAGTTTGCCAGTATTGTCTTTTAGTGGACCAGTAAATGCAAAGTACTTGCCTGCTTCAATAGCATCTTTGATTTCCTGTGCTTTTGCTTGTACGTCTGCTGGCATATTAGTAAACGGTGCCATTTGTACACTACCGTCATCCATATGACCAAAGTAGTCACCTGTTTTCCAAGTGCCATTCATTACATCACCGACACGCTTAATATAGTAAGGACCCCAGTTGTCAATAGTTGCTGTCAACTGTGCTTTAGGAGCAAACTTAATTTGATCACTTGCTTGTCCAAAACCTAGTTTTCCTTCTGCTTGTGCAGCCTGCAATGGAGCAGGGCTATCAGTGTGCTGTGCAACCATGTCACAACCTTCAGCCATCATAACTTTAGCAGCCTGTGACTCTTTGCCTGGATCATACCAAGTGTTTGCCCAAGTAATCATGATTTCAACATCTGGATTCATTTTCTTTGCACCCAAGTAATATGTGTTTATCTCACGAATAACTTCTGGGATTGGGAAAGCAGCAACGTAACAAATCTTGTTTGTTTTTGTCATCATGCCTGCAATGATACCTTGTACATGTCTTGCTTGATAAAGGCGTAGACCATATGTTGCCATATTGTCTGCACGTTTGTAACCAGTTGCATGCTCAAATGCTACATCTGGAAACTCCTTTGCAACTTTAAGCATTGATGGCATATAGCCAAAACTTGTTGCAAAGATAATGTCTGCTCCGCCTTTTGCCATTTGACGCATTACACGCTCAGCATCTGGGCCTTCCGGCACACTTTCAACAAATGTTGTTTCAACTTTGTCTCCGTATGCTTCTTCTACTTGCTGACGACCAATGTCATGACGATACGTCCAGCCATGGTCACCAATTGGGCCAACATAGATAAACCCAACTTTTACTTTGTCTGCTGCAACTGCACTAAATGTCATGCCAAGCACAACTGCTAGTGAAATTACCAGTGTTTTAATCATATTCATTTCGATCTTTTCCTTTCGAGGGTTTTTACTGGAGGTGCTCGAATCCTCCGTTTTTTTTACTTTGTTAAGGGTACTACAATAGTACTATCGTTATAGTCACCGTCGCTACTATACGTTCTCTCAACAGTATGCTTGATTAACTTGTCATCACGCATATAGTATGATGTAAGTTCTTGTCGAATAACCCCGTCGGGTATATTGTTAAATGCTTCTAATAGTGGACCTTCTCTATTCATATTTAACTCCTGTGTAAATCTAATGTTGCGCAGTGATGACCACCGCCCAGTGTTCTTGAATGTGCAAATGGAACAGTGTAACTTAGTACTCCGTTTGCTCTTAATGCTTGCTCTAGTTTGGGACAGTCATCAATTACTGCCAAGTCTGGACGAATCATAAAGAAGTTCAGTAGTATATAGTTACTTGCAAACGCCTCACCAGAAAAACTTTTGCGTGTTAGATCTTCATCACCTAGCCAAATAACTTCCCAGTCTTTAAAACACTTGGGTAGTTTTTTCTTTGTAACACGATCCTTGTTTACTACAACAAGTCCATTTGCAACAGGACTAAATGTACTGTCAATGTGTACGCCGCCATATGTTTTTGTAACTTCTACTGTGTGATTAGGAAATGCTGCTTGTAGCCAACGAGCACCTTTTCTGTTACCACTTACACTTTGTAGATATAACAGTGTATTGTCTAGTCTGCAAACATTAGCAGCATCAAAAAATATACCCTTGTTGCGTGGTACAGTTAGTACACGTTTTGCATCTTTTAGTACAAAGTCCAGATATTTAGACTCTGCATTACGCATTGGATACTGCATATTACAATCCAACACAGTATCGCCTATTACAAGTAACCTATCGCGTGGACAATAATTATACATTCCACCTGCCCAGGTAAAATCATGTTGTTCTGGGCGATAAACTTTAACTTTTTCTTGTTGTAAAGTTCTAGCAAAGCGATCTAAATCCATGGTCGCTTGTGCTATTGTGTCTCCACGATAGCCACCTGGCTTCTCAAAGTGTAGCCCGTCAGGTTTATATGCACCTAGTGCGTCACCGACTACTACACTTTTTAAGGGAGACCATTCATTTGTGGAATGTATTTTTATTTTACTCCATGGAAACATTACTTACAAACAAAACTTTGCTGTAGTTTAATGTTATCCATAAACTCTTTTTTAGTTGCTCCATCTGTAAAGAAACTACCGCGCAGCACAGTTGTTTGTGTTAAACTGCTGGTTGCCATAATGCCTCTGTTTTCACAACAACCATGTGTTGCTTGAACGTAAACACCGACATCTTCACTGCCTGTTGCATGTTGGATTTCTTTACAAATATCCATAGCAAGTTCTTCTTGTAGTGTGCCACGTCTTGCGCACCACTGCGCTAAACGTGTGTATTTGCTTAGTCCAATAAGTGTGTCAGCGGCAATAATACCAATGTACGCAACACCTGCCACTGGCTGATGATGGTGTGAACACATACTCTTAAGTTCACTGCGCACAACAAGCATGCCATCATATCTATCACTTGTATGATTAGGAAATGCTGTTGCATTAGGCTTAGTGTCATAACGTCCAGCCATTAATTCTTTGATATACATTTTTGCAAGTCTACGCGGCGTATCCTGACTATTAGGATCATTTGCTCTATCAATAATTAGGCTGTCTATAACACCTTCAAATTTGCGTGTTAGTTCTTCAATTAGTGCTTCTTTGTCGCCTTCATGTAGATATGGAGCAATATTGTCTCCTGCCCAGTATCTACCGCCAGCATGTTCAATTCGTGTTTTAATTAGATCGGAAGTCTTTCCCATGTACTAAGTTCCTTTCTTTAGTAATATGTATTATTGTAAGTTTATTTAGGTGATTTGTCAATATTAAGTTTGCTACAATCTGGATATTTAACTAGTTGTGATTGTTTATCTTTTAGTTCTAAATCTTGTAACATTTGTGTGCCTCGCAGTGCATCTTCTAATCGCATATTATAATGGTAACCAATAACAAAGTCTTTTTGATCTTGCCATGGACTAATGTTTAAATCTCTACCATCATACGCCATACGCTTCATTGCAGTGTATTCATGTAGTTTGTTTGTTAGGATAGCACCACCGTGTCCTATTTCCAAACGTTTACTAGGACCAAAACTTAAACATTGTAGTTGTCCTGCACGATACATGCCCTGTTCAAATGCTCTTGCACTATCCCATATATTGCTTGGCGGAAAACGGTATTCGTATTCCCAGGGCTCGTGATCATAGTAAAAAGGGATGTCTAGTTTGTGTAACATCATAGGCACACTAAGATATGTGTGTGCTGGACAAACAACAGGACCTGTTTGCTTGTATCTAAAGCAAATTTCTAGTGCATGTGTGCAACTATCTGTTAACACAACATAAGGAGCACCTGTATACTTGCTTATATCTTTTTCAAAGTTAGTTAATGTTCCATAACTAAGACGCATTGGTACTTCCTGTAAGTTGTAGTGTATAACGTTTATCTGTACCAATATTTGCTGCTAGGTGCGGAGTATCGCTTTGCCAAAAGATATAATCTCCAGCCCGCCAATTAGTAACAGGAACACCATCTACTTCACTGATGTGACCACTACGCCAATCTTCCAAGAATACTACAACACGAACACAGTCCATCAAACGCACATTAAACAGTGTTCTGTATTTTTTATATGTGTCTTTATGTGTGGGAAGAATAACACCAGTGCCCATACGATAGTAACTGGTGCCAACATCTTTAACATTGTATGTATCTTCAAACCATTCAACAATACTAGCATTCCAAGCAGGCTGAGGTTGACGCATATCACATAAGAAACCAGTGTAATGCGATATAGGATGAACATAGCCTTGACGCTTCCACTTTTGCACATCCATAGGATTGTTAAACGCTTCATGAGTATAGTTAAGTTTTGTATAACTTATCTTACTCCAAAAAGGATCAATGTGGCCTTTATGCCAGCGATCGTGTGTTTCCGTAATGGATGACTTTATATCGTTCATCTTTAAATTTCCTCCAAGGATCAACTACAACACTTCCTTCACTTAGATAACAGTATAACTCATCTTCGTAGTTTTGTCTTGTATATTTGTATGTTGTCTCTGCGCTATGCGCTAATAGTGCAACTGCAGTAAATGGCCCGCGTTGTGGACTTGTATGAGGATCTACCATAATAGGATGATAACCAAGTTGTCTACAATAATGTTCTACTAAAATACTGTAACTTCCATCTTTATATGGTACATTGGGCTTGTATGCTTCACCGTGGATAAGCACAGGTAGATCATGTTCCTTTGCTTGCGCTACTAAAAACTTTGCCATATTTTGTGCTTGTATTTCGCGAGCATTCATAATAGCATCAAAAATGTCGTAACCTAAGTCTAGTTCCTGTGCCATGAAACGCAGGGCAATATTGTCTCTAGGATGGCAAGCACCGCCATCACCCATCCCAGCAGTCATGTACTGCGGGCTCATGATCCGTTTGCTTGACTCTGCCAGTGCTTGGGTAACCACATCAACATTGATATTGCCCTGCTTGATTGCGACATCTTGTATCATGTTTGCTAGTGTAATCTTTGTACTAATAAACGTGTTGTAAAACACTTTGATACATTCGCACTCATCCCAAGTACCAACGACATACCTAGGATCATTCTCAATGACAGTTTTGTATAGGCTAATTAGTTCTCGTGCATCACCTGTTTCGTCACCATCTTCAGTGCCGATCATAACCATTTCGGGATTTCTAAAGTCCCAAGCAACACTGCCCATAGCAATAAGATATGGATTGTATACAAAACGTGTGTTGGCAACAAGAGGTGCCAGTTCTCTACGAACTGTGCCTGGCAGCACTGTACTTATAAGCACAAGCATCTGCGCACTGTTCATTACTGCGTCGCACTCACGCAGCACATCTTTTACAATGTCGTAATTAAAGTCTCGAGGTTCTAAATGTGCAGTTGGTGCGCGGCCATCATAGCTAGTATCGTGAGGCGTAGGCACAGCAACAAATACAATCTTTGCAAACTTAACTGCCTCTGCAATAGTATGCTTTAAATCAACTAGTCCATGGGGATTATAAAATGTTCCGTCTCTGTTGATACTAGCAGGATCATACCCTGTTACACTATGTCCTGCTTTTGCTATTTCTTCTGCGCAGGGCATGCCCAGTTTACCGCACCCTATAAATGCTATGTTCATTTATTATACCATTTGTATGCAGTACTAATAATACTGTCTAAGTCGTGTTTTGGATTCCACTTTAGGATTGTATTTGCGGCATCTGTGTCTGATATTAGTGTACTTGGATCACCAGCACGAGGATCTCCATATTTTAAATTTACTGTAAGTGGTGTTACGCGATTAATACTTTCCACAATTTCTAGATTACTGTAGCCTCTTTCGCCACCTAAGTTGAATGTATGAGCGCCACTAGTTGTTTGTAGCAGTTCAATACTATTTAGTATACCCTGTGCAACGTCTTCAACATGTACATAATCACGCACACAGGTACCATCTGGCGTGTCGAACTCTTTACCAAAAAGTGTAAAGTCCTTGCCAGCCATGGTAAGTTCAATTGCTTTCGCAATGATGTGTGTAGCATTTGGTTCTTGCCCCATCTCACAATCTGTATCTGCACCAGCGACATTAAAGAAACGTAAACTAACACTGTTTAAATTGTATGCAGTATAGTAGTCCTGCAATACAATTTCAATCATCTTCTTACTCCAACCATAGGGTGAACAAGGCTGTGCATCCATGTTTTCATGGCATACATCTTCACTGGGTTCACCATACACTCCTGCACTGCTTGCAAATACAAATGTAGACACGCCTGCTTCAACACAGTTACCCAACAAGTCCAGTGTACCACCTACATTATTCTGATAGTACTCAGATGGATTCATTACACTTGGACCTACTAGGCTTGTTGCGGCAGTATGAACAACGGCATCCATGCTTGCTAACACTCCTACTGGAATGTTAGCGTAGTTGTTTATTTCAGATTGATGGTAGTGGTTGTGTCTTACGCTTCTACGATCATTTGCAATAACTTGATGTCCTTGCTGCATAAGAAGTTTGCAGACTTGTCCACCAATATACCCGCTTGAGCCTGTTACTAATACTCTCATTAGTACTTACTTTCTGCTACATGGTCACGATACCTATTGCCGCTACGCAACCACTGTTCGCCATTGCCCTGCATAATATCAAGCATGCGATCAATTGTGCCATCAGTCCAGTCGCTTATCTTTCCCATGCGCGGACTTGGATTATCCAAGTGTGCGATGATCATATCCACAGCACTGTCAATACTCCATGGTATATAAAGCCTAGTATGATCGTTAGCAAAAGTTTCTGGAAAACTACGATACGCAGGATACACAACATTACACCCTAGTGCATCTGCTTCACTTACAGTGTTACTAACCCAATCCTGTAGCGCACAGTTAAACAATACTCTACTGTCATTTACAATGTTGTAGTAATCATTCTTTTGCAAGTCTTTGTATACTACGAGATCGCCTGTATGTTGTAAACGTTCTGCACGTTCCAAATACACAGCATTATTACTGCGCAGTGGCCCGCCACTTAGTACTGCAAATTCACAGTTAGGGCGTACCTGTCTTACCAGGGTAGCAACATCCATAAAGAAATTAGGCTGTTTTTCTTGGTCAAATCGTGCAGCAAATACTACACGCTCTGCACGTTCACTAAATGGTTTAATGTTATTATTAATACGAGATAGCACTTCTTCTTTGCCAAAACTAAGACCGCTAATGTTATAGATAGGAGCACTCCAGTTTGCAATACGCATGTGTGCAACCATTTCTTCATTGGTTGCTAGTATGTGTACGTTTGGAATCTCGTTGCACATCTGTTCATACAAACTCATCCACTTGCTCATACCCCATACATGCACAAAGTCATCTGGATCAACTGCTTGTGCTAGACAACGCAAGTAGATTGTAGGACGCTGTTCTTCTGGAATCTGACACATGATGTATGGCAAACTTTCAATGCCTGGCTGGAACATGTCCTCAAAGAACACTGCATCCTCACCTGTACATTCGCCATTGCGCATCATTTGCACAAGATTCATAAGTTGACTCATACCAAAATAACTGCGTCCATGTGCATCAAGCACTTGTCCTACACTAATACTTTTAGTATTGTCAATAGTTGTACCTGGCACAACAACATAATCTATACCACGTTTTGCGAAAGCACGTTCACTCCAGTCTTGCAACTGAAGTGTGTAACGTCCTTCATAGGGCTCAAGTCCCATATAAAAAAGTTTACGCATTATTAGTTTCTCCGACCGCTTTGGAACTTTCCGCCGCTTTTAAAGTTGTTATCCTGGTATTGACTTAGACGAAACTTTGCATCACGCATCCAGTTTTTAGGTATACGAGTTCCACTCTTAAAACGTAGATATTCTGCATAACCCGGAGCATCCTCACGATATAAGTCTGCTTCATTATATGCCCAACCAAATTCTTTGCAGAAACGCAAGTAGTCATCTAAGTCGTTAAATACTTTAATAATTTCATTACTCATTCGCTTTCCAGCCACAATAGTTCTCCCTTAGGCTTTTGGAAAGGTGACAACACAACCGTTCTCACCATCTTCGCTCACTTCAATGTGAACTTCTCTGTTTGATCCATACTTTTTACGGATCTCTAAAAACATTTCGTCTGCAATCATTTCACATGATTTGTAGTCTAGTGTCATAACGTTTTCACTGAACAGCCGTTGTAGCCAACGACTAAACTGAATAAATTCAATCTCGCGATCATCATGGAACACTTCAATACTTACTTTAAAGTGAAACATGTGACGATGAGGATATCCTAGGAATGAAACATCATCCCAGTCACCTGTTGCTAGTTTAGGATCATCCAGTGCAGCAGGATATTTGTGTATACCTTCTTTTTGAAAAGTAACCCAGATCATACGCTTGCTTTTATGTAGTTGCTGACGCATTGCATCTTCGCGCATTGCGTCTAACATCATGTTATCTATTTCTGCCATTTCTAATATTCCTGTTTCCAAAAGTGTGCATAGTAGCCTTTGCCGTTGGTATCGCCACCATAATTGTCCAAGTCTTGGCCATCATACTCTACGCCGTATACGAGATCCTCACCGTCAGGTGCTTCCTCAGTAGCAAATTTTAACAGATTTTGATTAAAAGGTAAAGCAGTTTCTATCATAGCCTCAAAGAAAGTTCCTTTCTCCTGGCTTTGAAACTGGCAGATGTATGATCCTTTTTCTGGATACTTATTGCCAAATTCGTGACCTTCAACATACCCATCATGTTCCCAATCGCTTTCTTCTCCAACACGAGATAGAAATTCATTTAGGTCTTCATTTTCTACAGTATCCTCTAGAACTTCTGCATCATATTCTTCACTGCTGACTTTTTCTACAGTAAGATATGCAGCATCCTGTGCAATACTATATGTCGCATCGAACTGATCAAGTGGCTCGTAGTAAGTACTGCCAACACCATCTTCGTCATGCATAAACAATGCTTCAAGAGGGATAGTCGCAGGATCTAATGCATCATAATCTTCTTGCTGTGCAATATCATCTGCCTCAACATCTTCAGCGTTGATAATATAATTCACAACATCACTATCGCCATGTTCTTCGCCATGTGCTTTCCAGAAGTCATATGCTTCTTTGCTGATTTTCATGTAACTAGTTTCTGCACCATATCCCCAAAGACGGACACGATAGAAATGTGGGCCTTTAAAAGCCTCAATTAAGTTTTCTTTTTCCTTTAGTGTAGCCATTACACTACCCTCATTCGTTGTTGACAATAATTACTATAATACACTCTTTTAGTGTTTTGTCAAGTTAAACTTCCTCAAAAAGACTGGCAAATTGTGTACTGGCGTTTACTGTCTTTTTACCAATAGCACCACGGCTACCAACTACACGCATCCATAAGCGACTATGATTATCAATAAGTTCCATTTGCTTGTCAAAATCATCTAGTTCAAATATTCGAGCAATAACATCTTTAACTTCTGTTTTATTAAAGTTGTCATCAACTAGTTGATAAGGATAACCACCCGCATCATAGATTCTATTGGTTTCCTGTACACTACGAATATGTGTGTAAACATTATGATTCATTAACAGTGCATAACTGAATGTGTCCCAACTAGTTTTACCTTCAAGCCCATTCTTATTGAGATCACCAGGTGCATATACACAAACATCTTTTAGAGCCATATTCTGTGTAATAGGACTAGGCATCCAATTATTGTAAAGTTTTGTACAATAGTCATCCCAGGGCGTTGTGTCATTACTAAATGCTTTATCATCTGGAGCATTTTCCATAATGTATCCCCACTTTTCATTTTGTGGATGCTTGTAATAGATATACTGTTGACCGTTACTGGTTGCAAGAAAAGGACTAGCACAATCAAAACTAATAGTAAAGTTTTCATTATAAAGTTTACGCACCCCACGCTGTATTGCAGTTAGTACACCTGCCCATTCAAGTTTACCTGTGCCTAAGATGTGCATCCAATCATGTAGCCCTTTTTCAAGTAATCCATCGTGCATTAGTGTTACAATGCGTTTTAGAATAAGATGCACATCACATGCGTTTTGCCCACCCATCGCATAGCCGTTAAAATGTGCATCCGGGTACACATTAGGATCACCAAACGCTTTCATCTGTTCATACCAGTTATCTGCTTGTGCATGATTCTCACCCTGGAATACATTTAAAAACTTACAATCACCGTTACGATTTTTAATGAAATATTCGTTATTAAATGCAGTTGCATCTGCTGCTTCCTGATATGAACTAATCTGAGATGCCGCTGCACCTTCTGGACTACGGCTTAACCAAGCAGGAACGTCAAGTATCATACCATAGTCCATGTACTTGTCCATCCACCGTAGTACACCATCACGTTTCTTTTGTGCTGCAGGACACCCGCTGTTTGCTTTCCAATCACCTGGCCATTTGCCCTTACCAATCTGAAACCCACCGCTGTCGCCCAGCATAAAACTGTTACTGCGATCACGTTCACGATACATCATTTCACGTGGTAAGTCTTTGTCAATATCTAAACTACTATGACCAGCACTGTGCAAACTCCACTTATAGTGCCAGAGAGGATTAGGTTTTAAATAATTCATATTAATTGCAGCAGGTCCTAGGCATTCAGGAATACGTTCTTGTAATACACTAGGGTTATTGGATCCTGCAGTGTGCTGCGCCTTGCCAGTTACATTCACATAGAAGGAACTAAGTGCTGGCAGGAATACTGCATAGTCACTTTGTAGTTCAGTTAGGTTAGTTGGTAATATCATGTCTCAAACTTACTTGCTTTGTGCTGGAAGTAAGTACCTATACTCTGCAAGTCCACTGTCTACGACAATCTCTGCAACTCCATCGTCACTGATCTTGAATGTAGTGTCACCACCAAGACTAAGGATCTTACTTACTTGCTCAACGGGCCATGCCCATCCGCGTGTTGCTTCGCCTTCAACGTCATGTTGAAATACAAAGTTACCAGCATGTGTACTGTGGTCACCAAAGTAAAACTTTAGGTTGCCATCTTCTGTTTTAGCAATAAATGTAGTCTCTTCGCTATTAGCACTGATCATAAACTTGAAACGCTGGATGCTTGCTACTGTAGGTTGAAACTGAATGCCCCAATTTACATCACGCATCTTAACTGTTTTAAGTTTTTCATTGATGATCTCACTTGCCATAAAGCGATAGTCGTTCTTAAAGTCACCGCTGGCATTTGCAAAAGCAATGCCAACAGGTACTGTTTCACCGTTGCGCTCTTGTGTGTTAATGCTAATGTTAGCATTTTCTGCATATTCCGGAATACGCAGGATAACACCAAGTTTGTCCAAGTTAGGCATACCAAATGTTCCCATGAAGTCTGCTACTGGTGTCTTAGTTGTGGCTTGTAGAATAACACTACGGTCTTCTGCAAGTCCTTCAAATGTTGTGGTTTTGTCTGTGCCTGTTACTTTAACAAGACTAATAAAGCCAAGCGAATGTGTGTGCTTGACGATGTCGAGTAGATAATCTTTCATCGAAGTTTCCTTATGTTTATAATAATAGTATTATATTTAGGTTTAGGGTAAATGTCAATATTATTTTTTAGGTGTTTCAATCATAACCAGTGGTGCGCTAAGTTTTTGACTGGTTAGTTCGCCTGGTTTTTTAACAACTAACCAACTATGGCTATCTTTGTAGCATTGTTCTTTTACAATATCAAAACCTAAGCCATACGCTATATTGGTCATTAGTGTTTTGGTGTTATATGCACGAAAGTCATTTGTACAAAAATCAAGTCCTGGCATTTTTTCACAATCGTTATAGGTGAAAATATAATAACCACCTGGTCTCAATAGATGAAACACCTGCTGCATTTCTTGCTTAATAGGATCCAAAGGCCAGAATTCATATGAGTTAATGCTGACTGCTAGTCCCAATTGTTGTTGAGGTAGATGGCTAAAGGTGCCAGCAAATATTAGACGTTTTTCTGCAAAAAAATCGTTAAATCTATTTTTAACAACGTCTGTATCAATTACATTTCCACTATAAACATAGAGAGGATCGCATGCAAGCAAACTGCGTGTAAGTTTTCCATCGCTAGGATTAAGTTCAATACCTGCCCAGCGCCAGTCACTGTAGTATCCAATTGTTTTTGATATTTCTTTTACTAAATCATCAGTCAGTGTTGCTGCACGTTCTGTCATTAATTCAAAACTGGGCACTGTGGCATCAAATCTGCCATAGTCTTTGCGCAGTATATTGACTTCTTCGTCTCTTAGAAGACCGGATATTTTTTGTTTTATTTGTTTATGGGTTTCATTATACTTGTAATGAAGTTGTTCCATTTCCGCAAGAATACTCTGGCTTTGTTCATATAAACTTTTATCTTTAAGGTATCTTTTTTGATCTTGATAAAAACTATGTTGTTTTTGGATATCAGCAACAACATCTAACTCGTAATCATTGTTATTTTGTTCCATACGAGTAAGCAGTATCATTTTATCCACTAGTTTCATCGACTATACCTCTACTGTATTTATATGCGCATATTACTCAAACGAGAATAAGTCGTCAAATGTGTTAGCAGTTTGCGTTGCACCTTTTAAATCCCAGTCCAGTACACTTAATAAGTTGTCAATCTTTTGATCTACAATAGTTGCTTCCATTAGTCCGTTATCAAAGGGCATTTCCTTAAACCACTGTGGCAAATGAGTCTCATCCGTTGGATAACCTATACTTGTATATCCTAGTGGATTGCTTTTAAGTTTGCACACAATAGTTTTAGCACCATCCATAATCTCTTGGCTGTACTTGTCGCCATTCATCTTACGCATGTTGTTCCAGTTCATTGCTGCTCTAACGTGTCCTGGCATGTTTGCTTTGCCCAGTCGCTTTTCTTCTGCACTGTACTTGGTCAAGTTGTTAACACGCTTGGGTGTGCCTTTTTCCCAACCCGGACGCTCATGGAATGTATTCTTAAACTCTTTTACTTTTTCAATAATTTCTTCGCGCTGACAACCAGTAAGCACATCCAGTAGTAGTTCACTAAGGAAATCCTGCATAACTTTTGGCGTGTCACTGCGCTTCAAATCCAAGCCCATTGCTTTTACTTTGCCGGGCTTGCCATCTGTATCCAAACGGAAACCTTCTAGGTCATAGATCAGTGCAGCATAACGCTTCTTAGTAATGTACAGTCCTTTAGTTGCAACAATCTCTCTGCCACCTTTGATAATCTCACCATTTTCACGCGGACAGTGAAAAGCACGTTCCATAAAAATAGGAAACTCTATGTTCACTTGATCTGCAATACCATCATAGAGTTGTGCAACAATCTCTTTTGTCCACTCTTGCCTACCTGCCTCAACATCCTCTCGCATCATGGGCCATGCACTAAAGTACACACTATCAGTATCGCCATACACAATAGCATCGCCTGTGTATTCTTCTTTGCCTGTAAGTAATCCATTTACAGTCTCAGCCATGCGTTTTGTAATACAACGTCCTGTAAGTGTTGTACTTTGTCCTATACGGAAGTCATAGAATCTACAGCCAGGATTGAGGATGGCACCATACAAACTATTCAAGTTAATCTTCTTGACCAACTGTCGCTTGTCCCAATACTCAACATCACCGCCTTCATCCTTGGCTTTCTTTAGTTCTTTCTGCATAACTTTGCGTTCTGCATACCAACGTTCAAGTAACGCAGGAATAACTCCCTTGCGTTCATATGTAAAGATAGTGCCATTAGCACTTAGCGTCCAGGGCTGATTACTATCAAACATTAAACGCCAAACATCATATGCACTCAGCGTATCTTCGTCACCGTTCTCCCAGTCAATAGTAATTTCAGTACCACGCTCCATTGCCATAACTGCACGATACTCTCTACTGCCAAATTCATTTTCCCAAGCCTGTGCAAAACTTGTACCACTTGCTGTTTTTTCACGAAGCATGTTTTCTGTCATTGTCTGACGCAGTTGTCCCACCACAGTTTCTGGACCCATGTTAAGTGCGCGAATTACACTTGGATACAAACTGTTAATATCAATAGCACCAATCCAATCATGCAATCCTTTTTTAGGATACGCAACATATGCACCTGCTGCTACTATCTTTGGGCCATCGTCTCTGCTTTTGCGATTGGGGACAACCATACCACGACTATGTGCGTCATTGATAATTGCTTGCTCTGTTAGTGCAACAGCACCCATGGTAGTCATTAGTAGCACAGTGTTTTCATGTGCAAGAATGTTACTTAGATCAATAAAGCGTAGTTTCTTATCCAGTTTGTTAAGTAGTGCAGTATCTTGTCTGTTATAATCAATAAATTTTTCAAAGTCTTGATTGTATAACTGATCCAGTGTGCCTTCATATGCAACCTTGCGTTCATCTAGTTCATGTTCACCTATAGCATCCAGTGTATAACTGTGCCGTTCTTCATATGTGTATTTGCGATACAGTTGCATGTAGTCCAAGTGTACACGCCCTACTAGATCAAATGTGTTGCTTTCTTTACCAAAGCGTTCAAATGTGCGCTTTTTAGGCTGTTGTCCAAACAAGCACCACTTGCGGTTGTCATCTTTACTAAGCACACGGGTAATACGATTAATTGTATAGGGTATATCATATCCCTCACTGTTCCAACCACTTACAATATCTGCATCATCTAACAAGTCTAGGAATACTTCTAGCATCTCTGCTTCACTTGTAAACAGGTATGTGTTATCGAATCGTTTTGTTAGATCCTTAGCAGTTTCCATTGTCATACCACTGGGCGGGATAGCAAGTGTTACAAGCGTATCTGTCCAGTCTAAGTATATACTAATTGCTGTAATTGGATTAAAAGGATCGTCAGGACTACTGTAGCCTTTTTCTTTGTGAAAATCTACTTCAATATCGAAAAAAGCAGTTTGCAGTTTAGGAGCATCTTTGCCTAAATAGTTTTCTTCCAAACAACGAAACACAGGATTAATGTCGCTTTCCCATGTGCCTTTGTCTCCTTGTATTTTTAGTTCACGCTGAAACTCTTTGCGATTGCGTGTTGCAAATCGACTTACTGGCGTATCAAAGATAGTTTTGTATTTGCCACGTTGATCATCATAATAAAACACATAGTTGGCACTATACTCTTTGTATTCACGTTTGCCATCTACACGTTCCACTACATGGATACGATCACGTTCTCTATCAAAATATGCGTCTACATAACTCATTAAAATAATCCTATAATATAGATTAATGTTAACAGAATATTCATCCAAAGTAAACTATTTTCTCGCCATAAAAATCCCACAGCAATCCATAGTCCGTTAGCAATAATAAACGCCCAGTGATGCAAATATAGTTCAGGCACAAAACTTGCCAGACTAGCAGCAACTACAAGTGTTGCTGTTGCTAACCAAGCCAACCATTGGTAGGGTTTCTTTTCTACCACCATTGTGCTGCTACTCCATATCCAAATACATTAATACATGCAAAGTAGAAGGTAAGCAACATAATCCATGCTGCTCCTCGACGCCAACTTGCATACAATTGTGTTATACTTCCTATAAAAAATCCAGGATACACAATTAGCATATCTGGATTATCAGCGTTTACAGCCAATAACATACTAGCGCCTACTGTAAAAATAAAACTTACAAGTTCAAAGTAGAATGCAGTAACGTCACTGGTGTAACTGTTAATCCAAAATTGTTTTACTTTTTGCACTTAGATTTTGCCTACAGTAGCCAGGATGTTCTCAAGTTCACTGTATTCGTCACTGTGCTTGTCAAAGTCTGCTTTGTATGCTGTACGCAATGCTTTTTTCAATACACTTGGTTTAATCTGCATTTCTTCTGCAATGGCTTTGATTGTGTCATTGAGACCATCATTAAGATCGTCAACTTCCTGCATTACAGTGATGCCTTCATTTACTAGTTGTGTTAATTTCGCCTTTTCTTCAGGACCGAAAACTCTGTCACTCATGTGAGTACTCCTTGTTGATTATCTGTTTATTATATATGCGTTATACTACTATGTCAAGCCTTAAAAATGGTATTGTTGGCACTCGCCCCTTCTGCTTAGATCATTTGTTATACAATGTATGCCAGCATCCCAAAAATATTTGTGTCTAAACGGTATGATATGTGCTTTAATGCCCCAATGTTCAAGTGCATCTACTGCTTGTTTGTTATATTCGGCAAGCACAACATTAGTAGGATTGATTATTAATATGTTTACACCGAATACTGTTTCGCTTGCTTCGCCAATCCACTCATTCATATATGCATCTACTGTTTCTGTTATGAGAGGATTTTCATCAAACGCAGGAATATACCATTTACCTGCGTTCAACTTCATGCTCGACTGAAACATTTTATGTGCTGCATAATCACTTTCTGGCAAGTGTACTATTTTCCAGTTCGGAAAACTATCTTTATAATCTTCATCAGCAATACTGATAATAAGTCCCGGACTAACTGGGCAATACACTGCATCGCCGTGTCCTTGCGCATCCACAATGTGATTTTTTGTATCAGGAAATAGACTGGTTACTTGTTTGCGTATTGCATCCCAGTCATCAAATATAGTTTGAGTAGCAAAGAATAAATCATTGCCTATTCGACTCACAAAGCATCCACTAATATAACTACATGTTGTTTCTTGTACATTGCAGCGTTTAAATATATCTGCATAAAACTTGAGTTTTCTGTCATGTTTTGCTTGATCATGTGCTTTGAATTCTTCCCAGGTTTTTGCCTTTTGCTTTTTAAATGCGTTATGTGCATAGTTTGCATTAGGCTCTGTGCATACCCAGAGCTTATCATGTATTTGTATAAAATAGTCTCTAGGTTGAACAGGCGGCGGTACCCACACATCGTCAATCATACAATCTTCAAATGTATCTGGAATACTAGGACGCAGTACCTCAACATCAAAACTTTCTAATAATTTTATAAGTGCCTGAAAATCTTGTTCTGTTTCGTGTGCTACTTGTTCAAACTTTTTACGAGTGTTACTATCTTTAATCCACGAGTAAAACTCAGGCGGGTATGCTTGTCCAACTACACAAACCTCAAGTGGATCCCAATGTTGATATACTGTATATGTCATATATATAATTATACTACAAGTGTTGCGTTATTTCAACCGTTAAATCACTGCGGCCTTTAATAAGTCTGTGGTACACTGCTTCGGGGATAAAGTAATCTCTGCCAGGCACAAGAGCCATAGGCAAACTGTTGTCTAACTGTAGACTCCATCCTGCACCTTCTAACACACGAACTGTACGATCCTCAGCATCACGGTGCCAGCAAAGGTCACTGTTATCTGCGTCTTCTCGAAATGTTCTTTGTTTAATGTTAGGTGCGACTTGGGTTTCTGTGTAAGGTTTATTCATGCTATTTTAAAAATATAATTTCCTTAAATTCAAGATATGGGTTTGATATTGCTAATTCAAGATCATTAATATTAAGTATTTTTCCAACTACAGGTTCTCCAATAAAAGATTTTGTAGTCTCCCATGTATGCTTTTCTATAAATTCTGGACAGTGTTTATTAAACCAAGCATAATAATTTTCATATGGTATGTCAAATCCATATTTTTTTAAAATTATGTTAATACCTGGCTTAACAAAATCATGGAACTTACATGTTTGCATAATATTTGTTTTGTCATTTTGCATATATACCATATGTGGATTATGTCCTACCCATGGATTTTGTAATTTTATATCACCTACTTCACAAATTGTTTTACTAGGATATTCATCATGAGTAATTTCAAAACCGTTATCATTATACCATTCTAATTGTAACCATGCTCCGCGTTCGTTGTTATCTTCTATACTATGTAGTGCAAAATGTATATCATGTACTAGATCATCATACTCTGCAGGCAATTTCTCATAGCCGTCACCTACTAAGTATTCTATATCTTTATGTAAGATTGTAAGATTTTCTAAACTTAAATCTGTAAGATCCCAATTCCAACCCAAACAATCATTTGCCTTTTTTGCCAGCTCACATAAAACATCTAGTGTGTAATATTTTTTATCTCTAAAAATTACATTATTATCTTCTAAATACTGAGATTTAAGAAGGTTATAGTATTTTTTTGCTAGTTCTGTTTTATTAAGTTGTACTCTAAGGGCTGGGGTATTGTAGAATTTTATTTCAAAATCTACCACCATTGTCCGCCTTTAACTCCTAAAGCCTTGTAACGTGGAGTTCTGCAACTCCAATAACGTGCTGTCATCTTATCATTTGCTTGCTTACACTTATGGCGTGCAACAAAACTTTTTACCGCACCTCTGTTGTTTGCTTTTACACTAAGTCCAGTTGTATCGCCCCAACTAATCTTTTTTACACGACCAGTTTTTTTATTCATTACATAAACATAAAACTTTTTAGGCCCGCCACGCTTTGGACTGTTAAGTTTAACTTTGCGTCCTTGGTATTCTGCTTCGTCTAGTTCTTCTTCTTCAATCATGGGTACATCAAGTGCTACTATTTCACCTTCTACCATGATACACTCGCCGATGTCTGTAGCAATTAACTCTTGATCTTCCCAATCCAAGTTTAGTTTGTCTGCACACTCGCGCACCTGACGATAGAACTCTGTAAATGCAGTACTACCTGGACGGAACATGCATTCTGTAAATGGAACATTTTTAGCAACATGCTCGCGTATTGCTGCTTGTACATCCTCAAACTCACTTATTGACATTTTAGTAATAGGTTTAGCACCAGGCTTTGATATAGTTGATGTTGCACTAATTTTTTTATTGTTTGCCAAATTTGCACTTGCACCAAATTCTTTCTGTCCACTATAGCGTTGTTTGGCTTGCATGTTTACACCGCCAAGACTAGTCTTGGCTGTTTGAGTATACCCAGTCTCTGGACTACCCTTCACATCAAGTGTAGTGCCGCCTGCTTTGTAAGTTGCTTGTTGATAACCTGGAGTAGCATCTGGTCTGAATGTTTGCTTTGCTTGAAAGCCGCCAACTTTAGGAGTTGTAATACTGCGCATATTGCCAGTGCGATCTTTTACAACTGTGCCGCCAGCATCACGAGTAGTAACTCTGTTTGCTGCTTTGTTAACAGTAGTAGTAACACCCTGTGCATTAGTGGTAGTTACTGGCTGCTCTGTAATAAATTCACTTGCTTTCATTAGTTACTCACGTTCTTTGCTTTGCCCCTGCGATTCTTGTTTGGATCTTTTGCTCTCTTGCGCTTTACTGCACGAGCAATACCTGCCTTGCCGTCCTTCTTGCCATCTTTATTCTTGTCTGCGTTGCGCAGTTTTGCTGCAGCACTCTTACTCAAACATTTAGGTTTTGCTTTACCTTTTGTATCGCCACACTTGCCAATGCGGTTACCTGAACTATCATAAGCATCCCAGCCACCGCCGCCTGCACCGCCGCCTTTGCCTTTACCGAACCATGAACGCAAGTCCTCATGTAGTTCAACAATACGCATTATTTCTTCTTCGAATTGCCCCAGTTGGCTGCACCAACCTTGCGACATTTGACTAGTGCGCCACTAGCATATGCACTGGGCCATACTTTGTAACGTGATTTTACTTTGCGATAACAAGCATCTTTTTCGCCTGCTTTTTCATCAAACTGTTCTTCTGTAAGTGATTCTTCAACACTTTCTTTTAATGCACTCTTGTACATATCTACTGCTTTAGCAAAGTCATCATTTGTCATCATGCGTT